CCGTCAGCTCGGTCAGCGGCGTGGGCGCGATCGTGGAGTCGTTCGCGATGACGCCATACATGAAGTAACCGGACGACTGCGTCGCGATCAGGAGCGCCGCATACGTGGGGTCCACGTTGGCGTAGGCGCCGTTCGAGGAGTCCAAGTTCCACGTTCCCGCAATCGGCTTGATGCGATAGCCAGATGGCGGTGTCACGATGGGGACCGATGTTGACGGTAGCGCCAGTATGTCCGCGTCGCTGAGCACCACGGTTGTGCGTCGGACCAGTCCCTCGAGTTGATTGCCCGCGTTCACGACTACACTACTGCCATCCACCCTGACGGCGAGAGGAGCGCCGGGAGACCCATCGCCATCAAGGGCACCAGCGGGATCTACTGAGACCACCGTGGAGCTGTAGGCGACCCATGCCGTGCCGGTCGATATCACCGTCGCCCCGGTGTCTGTCTCGAAATAGACCGTCCCGGCGTAGACCGACGTGGCTGGCGGACGCTCAGAGGCCAACCCGAACAGATTGCGCTGGTTGATGAATTGGATCAGTTGGTTGACGAACATCAACCACACTTGGCTGACATTCCCATTCGCCCCAACAATTGGCGCGACCGGTGGGGTCGGCAGTCCTCGGATGATTGCCACCCTACGCCCCCCCGAACTCCACATCAATGAACACGTTCAACCAGTACCACAACAGCGGATCCGTAGCCGACACCTCACACAGGCCATTTCTGAACCGACCCAGTTGGTTCAGCGTCGGCCGGAACTCATAATCCCCACGTGTTCCCGCTGGCATCTCGATGATGTCCCCCCACGTGCGCCCACCATCTGGAGAAAACCGCAACGTGATGAGTGGATCGCTGCCTTGACCAGATATGGGCGCGTCACCGCTCTGCATCAGCAGCTCGAGCCGTGACACGAACGCCCAGTACGACCGGTTGAACGGGAGTGGAAACCGGCGCAATCGTCGTATCTGGTACGTGGTCTGCGGAGACGGTTGCGCCTCTGTCCCGATCGCCAGCCAGATGAAATCGAATGGCGTTGCGTCGCGAGATGTCCACTCAATGTTGAACGCCCCGTGAGAGCTGAGCGACCGAAAGATTGCGACGTTGGGAAACACCGTGGCCGCTCCGGCAGCGGTCGCCGTCAAGAGTACCGCGTCGTTACGCACAATGCGCGCGCCGGTTACCGGGGTGGCGTTGTTCCTGGTCTCGCCGCCCCAATACACGCCCTGCCGACCACCACCGATGTAGCCAATCGCAACCGCCGATTCTCCGATGGACACCGTTGGCGCCTCGGTCAACCCGACCGCCGCGAGTATTACCGCAATGGCATTGATTCCGCACGCCACAGTCTGAAGGCCCGTCGTCGGCAACGCGCGCTGGACCCCGGCTGTCATACGAATCGCCTCTCCGGACAGTGCGACAAGTGGGCCAGGGCCACTCGCGCCGGTCAGGAACGACGCGCCTGAGTAGGCGACATCTGGAACGTTACCAGGAGACGTGCTCGCGACACCAATCGTCGCCCACGGAGCCGCTGACGAAAGGTATCGCGAGTTGTTGTCTTGGCTACGCGCCCACGTCAGGGCTGTCCCTATGCCGCTGTCTTTTGTGCTCCAGCCAATCCCCACGCGTTGCCCTCCGGCGCCGGTCGTATTACCACCACCGGTGCCGAAACTCCCAGATGTAGGCCGAATGAAGCCCTTGAGCGCAGGCGCGGTCGCGTACGTGTGCGCGCCAAGGATGGCGCTGACCATCGTCACCGTGAGATCGTCGCCGCCGAGGACAAGGATCATGTAGGTGTCGCCGCTGACGTCGTTCTGCGTCAGCGTGACATCAAACTCCCCGGCGCGAACCGCCGTGATGTGACCCAAACGGAATTGGTCGCCACCGAAGAACGCGTTCGCCCCGAGCGCCATGAACGACCCATCGGAGGAATTACCAGCGCTGGCAATCTTCAGTGTGGGCGTCAAGAACTCATCGCGGTCCGACGTCCCCCCGGACCCGCGCGACGTCAGGCCGTCCGCCCCCGCGTTGAAGTTCATGCCGTCAACGCCGGTCGCGGTTGATCCCAAGACGTTAACCAGTGTTCGCCCACCGATGGGCAAGAAGACTTTACCTGCGAACGCGATAGGCGCGCCCGTGGAGACATCGACCACGCCGGTCACGGTCTTGACTCCGGGGCCCGCCGAGACCGTCCAATGCACTACGGCTGAATACATCGCCTATACCAGCACGTTCTCGGCGAACGAGGCCGCCATTTCGTAGATCATCCCGGAGTTGCGCGCCCCGATGAAGTGGCGCCCCCACGCGTAGCAATGACACCGCGCAATGTGCGGTTCCCACACGCCGTCCACGTAGTTCCAGATCGCGCGCTCGTGCCAGAGCGCCTCCACGAAGTCGTACACCAACGTCGTGTTCATGCCAGGGACATAGAGCCAGTAGAACACGTGGCCGTCTATTTGGTGAACGAAGGCCTCACCAAGCGCGAGGCTATTGGTAACATCCTGGATGAACGGCGTGACGCCATACGTACTGAGCTGGGAGGGCGTGTACCCCGTCGCGCGCACGACCGTTCCGCCACCACGTTCGTCCTGCGAGAGCCACGTGATCGTCTCGCCGTCGCGTCGCGCCGTCCACGGAGACCACGCCCCAGTATCAATGAATGCACCCTGTATCGGCGCGAACGGCACATCGGCGTTGCCGTTGTCGGCGTGGATTTCCGTTGTCGCTGTTCCAACCACCCACACTTGACGCCCGGACCGGATGAGAAACGCGATGTTGTCGGACCCCCAATTGCGCTCGATGTACCCGAGCGGATCCCATGTCAACCCGTCGTTGATGGCCGAGTAGTAGTACCGGCGCGAGTCGGCCACAAGCGCGAGAAATCTCCCGTCGCAGTACTCCACCATCGACACAACTTGCCCGTCTACGTCCACACTCGTGAAGGCGTCCGTCAGAAGGTCGTAAATGTAGAGAACCCCAGCCGACACCACGCATACCTGATTGCCGGCGCTGCCGTTGGACGCGATCGATGAGGGTGTTCCGTCATACAGCACTGTTCCCCGTGGCTGATACGTGCCATCTTCGAAGAATTCCGCGAACGATGTGCCGCACACCGCGAACGCGCGGCCGTCCTGGAAGAACAGCGCGGACGTGTCCGTGTTGAAGATTTCACAGAACGGCTGGATCCCCTCGCAGGGCCGAAACCCTCGCTCCGTCTTTCCACCGAGGCCCCGCGTGGACTCAACGAACATGTTGATCGTCCGCTGATCCGAGAACTGCGGAGACCTGAATACGTTCGTGCCGCCGACGAATTCCGGTACCGGGACGCGCTGCGGCGACATGCCCTACGCCCTCCCGCGCCTACTATTCGACCCGGTTCGCCAGTTGTAGAGCCCATACCCAGACCCCATGCCGGGCACTCCCACGTCTGACGAGATGTTTGGCGTCTGCGCGTTTTGGTCGGCGATGACCTTGAATGTCTCGACAATCAATGACTGCACTTCAGCACTCAGGTCGCGCTGGAAGTCCCCCGCCGCTCTCTTTACCAACTGGTAATGCAGGGCCTGTTCGTACCCCGGTGGGAAGGTGTAGTCCGTGGCGTCGATGTCCGCGAATCCGCGCAGTGGCGTGGGAATGTAGAGCGCCAGTCCGAGTGGTTGCCCACCATTCGGGACCGGATACAGGTAGAGATTGCCCAACCCGGTCTTGGCCCCGGTGGTCGCGAATGCCCCATCGAAGTACAGGCCCGTCGCCAGCGACGAGGCCAGGTCCTTGATCGCAATGGCCGCGTACTCCTCAGGCTTGAAGATCGCCAGCGGTGTCTCGAGCGTCGGATTCGTCGTCTTGACGATGAGATTCGCCGTTGAAATCCACCCTGGACGCTGGATGTTGATGTCTCCACCGAGGCCGACCGTGTACGGGTTCGAGACGCCGCCCTTCCCGGCCGTCAGCGTTGGCACGGTGATGCGCAACGTCTGGTAGACGGTCAGACGCTGGGCCGCCCACGCATCCAGCATCTCATTCGCGAGGTCAAAGACCACACGGACATCGATCGCGTTCAAGGGCTGACCACTGCCGTATACACCGACCGTGCGCAGGGTCTTCTTGGCGAGATCAACGAACTTCATGTGGCCTTCGTCCTTTGCCTGTTACGCCCGCGCCGCGCGTGGACGTGCCGCCTTCTGCGCAGCATTGGTGATAGCCGCCGGGAGGGGCCGACGCGTCCGTGTGGCCTTCGGCGTAGGCGCGCCTGCTGGTTCCCCTTCGGCGGCCATTGCCTGCCCCAGTCCGTCTTCCGGTTCGTCCGACACGTCGTCACGTTCGATGCGCTGCCCGGTCAGCTCGAGGTACCGACGCTTGAGCGACCGCAGTTCAGCCGCGCGCTGCGCCTTGAGATCGCGCGCCGCCATGCGTCCCTCTCGGCCACCAGGCCGCCTGGGGTCCGCCCGCTCCTCTGACACGCCCTCGCGGAGGTTCATCTCGATGACGAACTCGTTTGGATCCGTGCGCCATCCGTCCTCGAGGTACTCCTCCTCCTCTTCGAACGTCGTGACGATCACAATCGTGCGCGGCAGTTTCTGCCGGGCTTCCTTCTTGACGACCGGATCCGGGTGATCCTTGATGAGCCGCGAGAGCGTAATGAACTCTTCGACGTACAGGACTTTCGGATATTCGGCGAATGCGCCCGGTTCAACCGGGGCGAGGTTCTGCTGACTGAGGATCTGCCGGAGCGCCAGGACTTCAGCGTCTGAGAGGATTTTGGAGACGTCGCGCATGGGGATTGGCCGTTCCTTCCTGATGTGGCGAAGCCGCCACCCCTCGATATTGGGGGGTGGCGGCCCGACCTGACTACCGGTGGGTAGTCTATCTCATCGGAGGCTTATCCGCCCGCGTAGATCGCCGCGCCGAGTTCGCCGCGCAGGAGCGCCTGACCGTAGAGGACGTCGATACGCGAGATGAGCTGACCACTCATCACGTCGAACGCACGCACGAACGACATCGACATGCCGAGCTGCTTGTCAGACAGGCGCCCCGCCATGTCCACACCACGCGGCAGCGGGAGATCCGCCGTCACGAGCGTCATCACGTCACGGTGGAAGGCCGCGCACGTCGGCGAGATGGTGTTCGCCGCGCCCACGACGGTCAACGCCGCGTTGTCAGCCGGCAGGGCACTGACCGTCTGATACTGGCCGGACGCAACCAGTGGCGGGTTGAAGTAGATCGTGGCGTTGCCCGCTCCGTC